AATTGTGCGCACAAGGCATGGCCACAAGTGCAAAGCCATTTTCATCGCCTTGTGGCGGGCGAGTGTGGACAATTCCGCCAGATTCTAGAACGTAGGCAAGCAAGTCTTTACGAATGATTTTTTGGTTTTTCGTCATTTTTTCCATAACAGTAGTTCCTTATAAAGTTTAGAATGAGCGGCTTTTTTAGGCCGCTCTAGAATTTACAGCGGTTTGCTGTTTGCTAGGGCATCGAAAATCGCCTTAAGGGCCGATTTGTTCGCCTTAGTTAGCGATTCTATATCGTTTTCCGATAGGCGAAGAATCGCGCCGATAGCATCGGCCGTTACATCTTTTTTAACGGGCTTTTCGCCAGTTTTTGAGACGTAAGTTTTTGCAACATAAACTTTCTCGCGAGAAAGTTTCGCTACAATCGAACGAACGGTTTTACCCATAGCCGACGCAATTTGCTCGACCGCGACACCGGCTTGGTAATCTGCTATAATTTTAGCAGTTTGCTCGGCGGTATAGTTAACGGCTTTTTCTGCCATGTTCTACTCCTTAGAACCGTTGCAGTTTCGACCCCATGTCCCCTGCAACAGAATCTATTATACACGGGTTTCACTGGGCAATTGTCGCCTAAACGACAATCTGCCTACCATTCATCAGCCGATCAGCGGCCGCCTAGACCCGACAAACGGTAGCAAAAACCGACCAACGGACTTGACACGCAGGCAAAAATTATGATATAATTATATCATAATTTTGGCGCCATCGCTCTAAATTCTATAACCTAGAGCGATATAGCAAAAAATATAGCGGCTAGTGCCGCTATTGTTTCTATAACGTCCTCACAATTGGTTCGTTTTTATTTATATAATATTCGTGGGTTGCACTTGGCGGCAAGCCATACTCTAGCATCATGCGACGCCAATCGGGGCCATGCCAAAAGTCCGTGGGATCTTCGCCATTAATTATATAATCTGCAACATGGATTAGCTCATGCGGTACAATAACGCAAAGCATCTCAGCTTTATAACGGTTAAAAAATTTGCTAGCAAATTCTACCTCATGCACCTCGCAGTGTGCTAGGCCCGCAGTGCGATACATGCGATTGCTAATTCTAACCTTTGGAACGCTATGCTTTTTTAGTTCTGGCCACAATTCTTGCATAGCAGTCCAGTGTAGGGTAACAGCGGCTGTTACAACTTTTATCAACGAATCGGCCATAATTTATACCTCGCAATAATTGTTACAAGAAATAGATTGACGATATAGTTTGCTATAAGAATCATATCGCCTTTGGGCACGATATAGACTGTCATGGAAACCATACCAGTCCACCACATTGTTATAAAACCTAGTGTAAGCCCGTCTGAGTTTTTAGAACGATAGGATTCAATGGCTTGGGGCAGGGCCGAAGCCCCAAGCAGTATAGAACCTAGAACGCCGAATGTATCAAACATTGTAATGATCCTTGACCTGAAATTTCTTCCAATCATAAGGCTCGATGCGATCGCGCCAACCTTTAGAACGTACAATCTTTTGTAGGATTGGAATCTCAAAATCCCTAGCATCTTCAAGTGCAGTGTGGGGTTCAGTAATAAGATTACCAGTTACAAAACCTGCAACAGTCTCAGCGTCAGTCTTGAATGTCATATTACCTTTATCGGTCGCATTATTGAAACGATGATTGTCGAGAACAAAACGCTTATACTTTTTGGAACGGCAGATGTTACCTACAGCGGCTTGCCAAAGGCAAAAGCGGCTAGTGAAAGAATCTAGAACGATGCCAGAGTTAGCACATTTGCTAGTATCAAAGGCAAGATTGTATGCGGTTAAGATAGGATCATAAGTACCGATACATTTATTGATCCAGTTATTTATAGCAGTTACCGATGCAAGCATACGTGTACCAGAATCTAGCATGTTCTGATAATTAGCACGACGACGCTCAAGGTTAGCGTTAGACCAAAAACCGTTAGCATTTTTATCATGGAATAAGGTTGCAGGGTCATAGAACTCACGAACTAGAACGCTACAACTATTGTAAATCTTGCCGTGACGGTCACAAACTACAATGGCAAAATCCATAACGGTATCGTTAAGGGTCGTTTCAGTATCTAGAACAGCGAAGTATTGTCGTTTCATAATTTATAACCTTAAAAGTTGAGCAACACCCAGTATACCATAAAATGCCAGATAGTGCCATAATTCGCCGCCGCCCATCGGCTAGCCACCACCACACATCCGACCGACCAGCGGCGGCTACGAGCCGACGAACGGTCGGCTCAGGCCTTGACACGCTCGCAAAAATTATGATATAATTTTTGGCGCCATGGCTATAAATTTTATAATCTATAGCCATAACGTGGAACAGTGTTCCACGTGAAACCTAAACTTGTATGCTTTCCCAACCTGCAAGAGCACGCTTTGCCATTTGCTGGTAGAACGTAGCAGATTTTAGATCACCACGCTCAATGTCAGCGCTAGCCCAACTTGTATAACGCTCTGCATCTCGTAACAGTTGACGCCGATTCAACTCGCGCCAAAAATCAGAACGTCCATCTGGCATAGGGCTAAGGTCAAACTCAGCGGGCAGGCTATGATACTCTGCACGCAAATCGTTATACATTCTAGTAACCCAACCTAAATCGTTCCAATCGCTAACCGTTCCAAAATCTGGATCAAAACCGTACATTTCGTTATAAAGTTCAACCAGATTATCTTGCATGTTATAGAGCTTAGCTATAGTTTCCATATCAATGTCCTTGTTTGCTTGGAACGTAAACGCCCCGAATGTTAAAGTAATCACAAACTGCTTTAAGATATGCTACATTATCCTCATAAAATACAGCGTCATTAAAAGTATAACCTAGTGTGCTATACAATTTGAAAATCCGTTTTAGTCCTTCAATCTTGAGAGTAGCACCAGAACGGTTATCATTTTCATTACGGCTAACGATATGGTCAGGTGTACCTAGTTTGCTATAAATAAATGCACGATCAGCGTTCCGCAAAATACGGGCAGTAGCAATAACGACAATACAGTTGGGATCATCGAGATCGTTTTTATATTGTTCTGCCAATGGTAACAAACTATCATCAAGTGCCCGATACTCGTTAGCACGCCAGTAGTCGAGATCAATGCGCTCAATACCGTTATTAACAATGGTACGATACCTGTGCATACTGCAAACAATTGTGCCATCCATGTCATAGATCGCTATCCTTTTCATAACCTGTATCCTTATAAAGTCTAGAATGTTGTAAGGTTTAACTTGTCTGCCCTTGCCCTATCGGCCCTATCCGAGGGTAGGCGGGGTTACTGGCCGCCTAGAGTCATGCCCTACAACAGAAACAAGTATACCTGAATTTTTGAGGTCAAATGTCGCCCAAGCGACAATTGCCTACCATCCATACCCTACAGCCTGCCACACATCAGACGACCAGTGGTCGATCCTACCCGACGAACGGTAGCCGCGGGGGCTTGACACGCTGCCAAATTATATGCTATAATTTGGCGCCTGCGCTATAAAAAATATAGCGGTATATTTTTTGTGTGGGCTACTGTTTCACGTGAAACAGTAGCGTGCAAGGAATGTTATCATAAACATAACGTACAGCCACAGGGCCAGGGTAAGTGTTCTCATTCCTGCATCGATCCAGTAAGTGTATTGTAATGCTTATTATAGCTAGGCCCAGTGAGTTTGCGACCCAGGATTCTATTTTTTATAAGCCACATGAAACCTTTGTAATCAGTGGGCACAATAAAAAACTGTAGCGGTTCCTCAACGGCAACTTCAGCACGACGAGTAAACGCTATAACTTTTGAATCAGTGGCAAGTGCTACATTTTTCATAATGTTTATATAGGGGCTTGCGCCCCTATACCCTAGTTGGCAGAGTTACGGATAAAATCCGAGATTGCACGCAGTGCGCTCTTGTTAGCCTTAGTGAGAGAATCTATATCATTCTCGGAAAGCTTGAGAGCCGCACCGATGAAATCAGCGTGAACATCCTTTTTGATGGGAGTCTCACCGCTTTTAGTTCTATATTCTTTAGCGATATAAACTTTTTCACGGCTGAGCTTCGCTACAATTGAGCGAACAGTCTTGCCAACTTTCTCGGCAATTTGCTCAACGCTAACACCGGCCTGATAGTCGGCCACAATCTGAGCAGTTTGCTCAGGGCTATAGTTGGGTGCTTTGGCAGTTGCCATTTGCTAACTCCAGTGGGTTGAAAGAAACTCTAGTATAGGCCAGTCGAGTAGCAGTAGCAACTACCATTCGTCAGCCGACAGACGGTCTTGACACGGGACGGGTTGGTATGGTACAATAGGGGCGGTTATCGGACTGTTATAAGAAATTGTTCTGGGGGCCCCCTCTCACGGCCTATTTCAGAAATTTTTTCAAAACCCTTAAGGTGCCAAAATCTCAGCTTGCCCAACAACTACCACCCATGATATACTCCAATAAACTGGAGAAATCGATGTCAACACACCTACCAGCCGAAACCGTACAAATCTCACCAGAAGCACTGGAAGTAGCCAACTGCTATCTTCAGCTTAATGATGCCAAACAGGTAGCCCACGAGCTGCAACTGGAACCAAACCAAGTAACACAAATCCTAGGTCGCCGTGAAGTCAAGCAGTATATAGACAGTGTATTCTTTGACATGGGTTATAACAACCGATTTCTTATGCGAAGTGCAATGGACGCACTAATCAAGCAGAAGTTTCAGGAGCTGGAAGAAGCTGGCGTTGGCAGCTCAAAAGATATTGCAGACCTTCTACAAATGAGCCATAAAATGTCAATGGATCTCTTAGACAAGCAACTGCAGTTAGAGAAACTACGTCAAGGCACACCAGGACCACAAAAGCAGGTTAATGTTCAAATCAACGACGACGGCAGCAAGTATAGTCAGCTTATACACAAACTGGTGTCAGGCGACGGCATATGAGCGCCCTATGGTTCACCCTAAACTGTATCGGCCTTAGCATCCTCATAACAATAGCACTAGCGGAACTCATCCATGCTCGTAGTAAGCAGAAATAATGTAGAAACAGAGTACATTAAGGAGTTTGATCCTACAAAACGATTTATCAAACTACCTATCGACAACTATCTTAGGCTCTTAAACCTCTACGATACTATCAACAGACCCCAAATCGCACTAATCAATGCAGTCAATGACCCACAGTACAGGTTCATTTGCGCTGCACTTGCCAGGCGATTGGGCAAAACATACATAGCCAATGTTATAGGTCAACTGGTTACACTAGTACCCAACTGCAATGTACTTATCATTAGCCCTAACTACAACCTAAGTGCAATCAGTTTTGAGCTGCAGCGTAGGTTGATCAAACACTTTGACCTAGAGGTAACCCGTGACAACCTTAAAGACAAGATTATCGAGTTATCCAACGGTTCAACCATACGCATGGGTTCAATCAGTACGGTCGATAGTACCGTGGGTCGCAGCTATGA